TCACGGTCCCGATGCAGAAGGCGTCACGCCCCCGCCGCCGCGCAGAGATGGGCATAGTGCAGGATCATGCGGCGGAAAGGACCATTCGGCCGGGCCGGAATAGGAGGACGCCCGTCGCGTGAAGCGCGAACTGGCCCGGCTGGGCCTGGCCGAAGAAGGCGGCGACCTCGGCCTCGGCCGCCGCGGTGCCGTCGGGCGAGCCGGGGAGGCCAGGCGCGATGGAGGTCGTGATCCGGCCGCGCCAGGGAAGCGCGGGCTGGCCGCGCCGCCGTAAGGGTTGGGGAGCGCGTTGCCGGGAAGCTGGTCCATGAGGAGGAACGGGTAGAAGACCACCTCCTTGCCGCGCGACCGGATCTCTCGGATGGCGTCGATGACCGAGGCGTCGGCGGGGGTGCCTCCGTAGATGGAGCGGCCGTCCTCGCGCGCGATGAGCCGGGCCTGGCCCGTGAAGCGCCCGAGACGGACCAGGGCATCTCCTCGCCGTCGGCCTCGTTCTGCTCGACCTTGGGCTCTACGCGGCACTGGCCCATGCGGAGGTCGTCGCCGAACCAGCAGGTGACGAGGCTCACGGATCGCAGGCGGGGCAGCTCGGTGCAGAGCGAGTCGAGCGAGACGAGGAGGTCGGGCTTGGCCTGGGGCGTGTTGAGGTTGACGGCCTCGCGCTCGCCCCAGCCTCGCAGGAGGTGGACGGGCGTGGTGGCCAGCGCGTATTCCCCGTGCCGGGGATGAGGGCCACGCGCGCAGGAGGCGGGCCATGTCCTCGGCCTGGTCGTCCGTGCGCTGGGGGGCGGGGCGGAAGACCTCGAAGGAGAACTGGGGGACGCGGTTGCCGAAGCGGCCCAGGGGCAGGTCCTCGATGACGACATAGGCGAGGCCGCGATAGGCGGGGACCCGGCCCGGTCCTTCCACGGCCTCCATGCGGGGGTCGGGGAGTTGGCCCTCGGTCCCGGGATAGACGGAAAGCTGGAGGTCGTCGCGGGGGATCTCGGTCCCGTCGGCCCAGATTCGGCCGATGCCGGTGATCGCCCCCTCGCAGAGCGCGATGGCGAGGGACACGGTGTAGCTGAAGGTCGTGACCTGCGGTTGCGGCGCGCCCTTGCCGCCGCCCTGGCTTTGCGAGGACTCCAAGAAGCGGGTCGCCCAGATGACCTGCCCGCCGACGCGGACCGCGCCATGCACGCGGGCGACCGCGGCGCCTTCGGAGGCGCCGGTCAGGCGGAAGCGGTCGATGCGGCCATGCTCCACGGGGGCGCTCCCTGCGCCCAGGAGGCGTTCGTCGATGGCGCGGCCGAGCATCGCGCCGGCGGCGCGGCCGATGACGGCGGAGGAGAGGCCCAGGACCGAGCCTCCGATGGAGCCGCCCAGGGCCATTCCGGCGGCGGAAAGGACGATGGTGGCCATCAGGTGGCTCCTTCCAGGTCGAAGTGGGCGACGATGCGGGCGGCCCAGGGGGCGGAGAGCGGGGACTCGATCACGCCGTGGCCGCTCATGGCGTGGATGAAGGCGTCCGGTGCGGAGAGGATGCCGAGATGCTTGGCGACGGAGCCCGGGCGCATCCGGAAGAGGAGAGGTCGCCCGGGTCGCCCCTGCCCCGGCGCGAGGAGGCGCGCGGCCTCGGCCCAGAGGCGCTCCTCGCCCTGCGGCTCGGACCAGTCGGGCGTGTAGGGCGGGACGGGGGCGGGCTCCTGCCCGTGACCTCGCGCCAGACGCCGCGGATGAGGCCCAGGCAGTCGCAGCCCGCGCCGCGCGTGCTGGCCTGGTGGAGGTAGGGCGTGCCGATCCAGCCCGGGCGGCTTGAACGATGCGGCTCATGCCAGGGACCCTCCGTCGTTGGCCCGAGCGGTGGGGACGGCCATCAGCCAGTCCTCGCCGGGGATGAAGGGAAAGCCGCGGAAGCTCGCGATGTTGCGAAGCGGTCGCGGCAGGTGCGGGTGGCCGTGCGGTCGCAGCCGGGCTCGAGGCGGGATCGTATCGGTCGTGGCGATTGCGGCGCGGAATGGCTGCCAGATGCTCGAGGATGCGGAGGCTGCCGTCGAGCGGTGCGCTGCGGACTGTTCCGGTCAGGCCCCTGCCCTCGCCCGTCAGGACGGAAAGGCGCCGTGCTCGAACCAGCCTGGGGTCGAAGGCGGGCCAGGTTGGGAGTGCGGAAGTGCCGCCGTCCTGGGGCCTGCCGGGAGCTGCGGAATCCGGCTTCGAGTAGGTCGAAGCGGGCAGCGCGCGTCGCCCAGGGCGGGCGAGCAGTCGCGGCGTAGAGGCGGCCGGTGGGGCGGTTCAGCGCCTCGGTCAGGCCGCGCAGCTCGGCGTGGGAAGGTCGCGCCCTCGCGGCGGATCTCGCCCAGGGTGCCGCGGAAGCGGAGCTCGCGCTCGGACGGGTCGGCCCAGTTGACGTGCCACAGGCGGACCTCGGCGCCGTCGTAGCGGCCGGCCTCGATGTCGGCGTCGGTGACGGCGTCTGAGGTGAGCGCGCCCAGCGCCTCGGAGTTGTCCACGGCGAGGCCGGTGCCCTGGATGACGGCCTTGGCGGTCATGCCGGTGTCGGGGCGGAAGGACAGGCCGTCGAATGCGAGCGGGCGGTCGTGGTCGGTGAAGCCCAGCGTGGCGCCGTCGTGCGGGTGACGGCCCAGGCGCGGGCGATGGTGGTGGCCCCGGTGGCAAGGTGGGCCTGGAGGGTCATGCGCGCACCTCGATGACGGGGATGGAAGGGACCTCGCCCGCTTGGAAGGTGGACACCTGGACGCGGATCGCGTCGGTGTCGAAGCGGACGGGAACGTCGAATTCGAAGCCCGCGGTGACCGGGGCCCCGGCGGCTGGCGCGGCGGCGAAGGACAGGAGGCCGGTGGAGGCGTCGAGGGTCCAGCCTGTGGTCCGCTCCTCTCCCGCGACGGCGATGCGGACGGTGCCGGCCAGGGGTTTGGTGATGGTGCGCCAGGCGGTGACGCCGCCGGACGCATAGCCCTTGCGGAGCTGGAACGCCCTGGTCGCGCCGTCGCCGGTGCCCAGGCGCTGGTCCGTGGGCGACGGCGTCGCGGAGGGCTTGCCGCTCTGGAAGTCGGCCCAGTCCTTCCAGCGGAAGGCGTGAGCTGGCCCATCCGCGCCTCGAAGAAGGACAGCACCTCGTGCAGGTCGTCGAGCGAGCGCAGGCCCAGGCCCTGCGTCGTAGCGGCGGCGGGACTGGGACCAGGGGCTGTTGCGCTCCTCGAAGCCGTTGGCGAGGGTGACGATCTCGGTGCGCCGCTCGGGGCCGCCCAGGGCGCCGAAGCTGAGCGAGGTGGGGAAGCGGATGTCGTGGAAGGCCATGGCGGGTCCTCAGCGGTTGCGGGCGCCGCGCGCCATGAGGCGGGACATCTCGGCCGCGATCTGGCTTTGCGAGCGGCGGAAGCCCGCGACGTCGGGCGTGGAGATGTTGATGGTGACCTGCGGCGCCGCCCAGCTTGGGCGCGCACGCCGAGGCTGCCGTCGGGGCCGCGGGTCAGCGGCATGATGGCCTCGGGCCCGCCTCGCCCATCAGGCCCAGGCCGCCGCGCAGGGGAAAGGCGGTGGCCCCGACACGACGCCGCCCTTGGCGAAGGGCATGACGTCGAGACGAGGCCGTTGAGGCCCTGGCTCAGGAGGCCGCCCAGGCGGTCGGTCACGGGCTTCATGGCGGCCTTGTAGACGGTGTCGATCATGGCGCGGCCGACGGTGGAGAGCGCGTCGGAGAGGCGGTCGCCGTCGATGACGAGGCCGTTGATCGCGCGGCGCAGGCCTCCGGCGAGGCCGGATTCAAGGTTCCCGAGGTCGCGCGTGGTTTCGGATAGCTGCTCGCGCATGCGGGTCAGTTCCGAGGAGAAGGACGCGGCCATGCGGCCGGCGTCGTCCATCTGGTCGTCGAGGTCGAAGAGGCTCATGGGGCGCTCCTGGGGTCATCGGGGAATCGGGCGGCCAGCGCCAGGAACTCGGCGCGGGCCATGGGGCGGGCGGTGGCGTCGAGGCCCAGCATCAGGGCGAGCTCGGCGGGGGTGAGGGCCCAGAACTCGGCGGCTTCAGGCGAAGGGTCTGGAGGCCCGCCTGAAGGAGGGCGGGCCAGTCGAAGCCGGGGGACTCGGGCCTGGGCTCATGCGCGACCGCGAAGGCGCGGGCGAGGAGCTGGGCGGCGATGCGGGCGGCACCCAGGGGGCCGCCGGCGATCTCGCTCGCGATCAGGTCCTGCGCGGTGATGCGCCAGCCGCCCGCCGCGCAGGCCCGCCACAAGGAGGGCCAGGACGTCGCGGGACGAGACCTCGCCGCGTTCGAAGCGGGCGACGAGGGCGACGAGGGAGCCCTCGCCCAGGGACGCCTCCAGCTCGGCCAGGGCGCCGAGGGTGAGCTTGGCCACGCGGGGGATGCCGTCGATGACGATCTCCACCTCGCCGGCATGGGGGTTGGCCATCATGGGGCGGCCTGGAAGGTCAGGGCGCCGGCGGAGGCGAGGGAGACCTCGAAGGTCGCCTCGCCGTCATGGGTGCCGGCGTAGTCGAGGCCGGTGATCTGGAACGGGCCCTGGATCGTGCCGAAGCCCGGGATGATGACCTGGGCCGCGGGGATCTGGCCCGCGAAGAACAGGGCGCGGAGGCGGGCGTCGGTGGATTCGTCCTTGAAGACGCCGCTGCCGGAAGGCTCGCGGAGCGGAGGCCCGCGCCGGCGAGAAGCTCGCGCCAGCCCCCTGGGCTGTCGAGCGAGGTGACGTCGACGGATTCCGCGTTGAACGAAAGGCGCGTGCTGCGCAGCCCTGCAACGGTCTGGAACGAGTCCTGGCCGTTCATGTCGATCTTGAGAAGCAGGTCCTTGCCGGCCTGGGCGGGCATGATGGGAACTCCCTTAAGGTTGGGGCGCGGCGTCGTCCTCGACGCGGGCGCGGAAGGTGAGGTCGATCTGGCGGATCTCGCCCCCGGCCTTGCGGGCCGCCTGGGCGCGCAGGAACAGGAGCCAGAGAAGGCGGCCCCGCGAGAGGAGCAGGTCCGCATCGATGAGCGCGTCCGCGACGGCGGCGGCGGCGTCCTTGGCGCAGGCAAAGCCCGCCTCGTCGGTGACGACCGCGATCGCGAGGTCGTGGTCGGCCCCCCGGCCGGTCCCATCGGAGCGGTCTCGGACCGTCTCGGGACCCAGGGCCACGTAGAGGGAGGGGCGCGGGCCGGGGGGCATGGCGTCGTAGATGTGGGGGCCGACCAGCGCGGTGAGCGCGGGGCTGGCCTTGAGGCGCTGGAAGATCGCCGTCTGGAGGGCGCGGGAGAGGGCAAAGGTCACAGCGCGGCCTCTTCCTGCGCGAGGCAGAGGAGGAAGCGGCCCGTGGGGTCGGCCTCCTGCACCGCGGTGATGCCGTAGATGCGCGCGCCCTCGCGGAAGCGCTGGCCGGGACGCGGGCGCGAGGGGGCGCCGGGGGGCGCTGACCGGACGGTGATGCGGAGGGGGGCGGTCGCGCCTTGTGCGGCGGGGATCGTCTGGAGCCGGGGCGCGGCGGGGTCGATCCCGGCCCATAGGGCGCCGAGCTCGGTCCAGGCGGTGGCGTGGCCGCCTGCATCGTCGGGAGTGCGGAGGGGCTCCTCGAGGGTGAGGCGGCGGTTGAGGCGGGGGGTCCTCATGCCGAGCCTCCCAGGCGGAGAGGACGGTGGCGCTCGATCAGGGCGGCGACGCCGAAGGGCATGCAGCCGCCGTCGAGGGCCGTGTCGTGGCGGTATTCGTGGTAATGGGCCGCGAGCATCAGGACGGCCTGGGCGAGGTCGGCGGGGACCTCGTCCCAGCTGGGGCCGTAGCCCGCGGTGAAGCCGACCCGCGCCGTGCCGCCCGCGGGGATCGAGGGCAGCGCGCCGCAGAGCGCCGGGCGCATGGCGTCGGGGTCGAGATGGAGCCCGGTCAGAGGGACCGAAGTCTGGGCGCCCGTGCGGTCCGTCAGCGTGACCGAGGTCAGACCGGTGACGGGGCCCGCGGGCAAGGGCTGGCGGTCCGGCGCCCGCCAGGCCGAGAGGGTCAGGGTGAAGCCGCGGGAAAGGAGCGCCTTGCCCGTGCGGCCCTCGATCGCGGCCAGCGCCGCGCGCAGGAAGCCCGCGAGAAGGTCGTCCTGCACGGCGTCGTCGGGAAAGCCCCGGCCGAGGCGGAGCTGGTCCCGGAGGCGGGCGACGGGGAGCGCGGACACGGGCACCTCCGTCGTCTCGGTGAGTTGCATCGCGGACACCTCCTGTCCGGTTGGGGGATGGGGGACGCGAGGCTGCGCCCCCGGATGAGGGGTCAGCTCGCGGCGAAGCGGAGGAGCTTGATGGCGGCGAAGTCGGTCACGGCGCCGCCCACGCGCTTGGTCGCGTAGAAGAGGACGTGGGGCTTGGCGCTGTAGGGGTCGCGCAGGACACGCAGGTCGGGCCGTTCCGCGATCGTGTAGCCGGACTGGAAGTCGCCGAAGGCGATGGCGAGCGCATTGGCGGCGATGTCGGGCATGTCCTCGCAGATCAGGACCCGGTAGCCCATCAGGCGCGCGGGCTCGCCCGCCGTCAAGCCGTCGACCAGAGGAAGCGTCCGTCGGCGTCCTTGAGCTTGCGCAGGACGGCGGTGGTGCGCGAGTTCATCACGAAGGAGGCGCGGGCGCGGTACTGGGCGGGCAGCGCGTAGACGAGGTCCACGAGCGGGTCGATGGAGGCGAGAGCGCCGGCCGCGCCCGAGGGGACATAGCCGAGGTTGCCCCAGCTCCAGGTGGCGTTCGGGACAGCGGTGTGGGTGAGGAAGCCGCGCGGCTTGTCCACGCCGTTGCCCGACACGAAGGCCGCGGATTCGGCGCGGGCGAAGCGCTCGGCGATGCGGGTGGCGAGCCAGGATTCGACGTCGAAGGCGGCGTCGTCAAGGAGGCGCTGCGACGCCTTGGGCTGGGCGGCGAGCTCGTGGACGGGGATGGAGATCTTTTCGAGGGTGCCGGTGGCGGTCTCGGTGGCGTTGGCGGTCTCGGTGGCCCAGCCGGACCCGATCTCGCCCCGGTCGATCAGCACGTCGAGCGAGCCGCTGTCGACCGAGACGACCGAGGCGATGGAGCGAATAGAGGCGGTCGAGGACAGGATCGCGCGGATCGCCTCGGCGGCCTGGGGGGCGACGAGGACGCCGCCGTCGGCGGCCACGGCCGTCGAGAGCGCCTTGCCTTCGAGGCCGCGGAAGCCCGCGTCGTCGCCGGAGCGCAGGTAGGCATCGAAGGCCTTGCGATGGGGGGCCTCGATGGGCTCGCCCGAGAGCATCGGGCGGTGGGCGGCGTGGGTCATCTTGGCGGAAAGCTTGGTCATTCTGTCGTCCTGCTGTTGAAGCCTGGTGGCGATGTCGTCGGCGAAGCCCCTGAACTCGCTCAGGAAGCCGGTCACGGCGGTCTTGATCTCGTGGGTCTCGGGGGACGGGGACAGATCTTCCCCGGCCCGAGACAAGGTCTCGGGGGTGGTCATTCGCTGGGGTCCTTGCTTGGGTTAGCGGGCGGGGGTCCTGAGCCGGGCGCGGGCGTCCCGAGCGGCGGCCTCAAGGTCGTGGAGCAGCGCGGCGTCGTCCTTTGGCGGACAGCCGCGCGCTGCGGAGCATCGGGAAGGTCACGAGCGACACCTCCCAAAGGTCGAGTTCGAGAAGGCGGCGCTTGCCCTGCCCGTCCTTGGCGGCGCGCAGGGTGCGGTAGCCGATGGACAGGCCGTCGATGGCGCCGGCGCGGACAAGGGCGGCGGCCTCGCGGCCGCGGGCCACGTCGGCCAGGATGCGGCCGCGGACATGAAGGCCGCGGTCGTCCTCGCGCACCTCGTCCCAGACGCCGATGGGCTGGGCGGGGTCGTGCTGCCAGAGCATCTGACGCGGCCGCCCTCGGCCTTGAGGCGGCGGAGCGAGGCGGCGTACGCGCCGCGCTCCACGATGTCGCCGCCCTGGTCGGGCATGCCCCAGAGCGAGGCATGGCCCGCGACCGTGACATGGTCGGCGGTGACGGTGAGTTCGGGGGCGAGCGGGTGGAGCTTGGTTTCCAGGGGGGTCACGAGGTCACCTCGAGGATGGACAGGATGGCGTTGGCGAGGATGGCGCCCACCACGCCGTAGACGGTGAGCCAGAGGCGCTTTTCGAGGCGGTCCATGGTGGACTCGATCTTGGCGAGCGCGGCGTTGAGCTGGGCGAACTGGATGGCGGTCAGGCGGGCCTCGGCCTCGATCTTGAGGCCGGGGGCGCAAAGGAAGCGGCGGTCCTCAAGGCTCATCGGGGACCTCCTGCGGGGGCAGGCCCAGAAGGGCGCGCTTCTCGGCGGGGGAAAGGAAGGTGGCCGCGGCGATGCGGCGCCATTGGGCCTCGCGCTCGGCGGCCAAGCGCGGGATCTGGTCGAGGTCGGGGGAGAGCGTGATGCGTTCGCCGGTGAAGTCGGACAGCCAGTCGCTGATGGCCTGGGTCACGCGGGTCGCGAGCGGGAGGACGGTGAGGCGGACGAAGGCGCGGTTGGCCTCCTGGTAGTTGGCGTAGGTGGCGTCGCCGGGGATGCCGAGGATCATGGGCGGGACGCCGAAGGCGATGGAGATCTCGCGCGCGGCGGCTTCCTTGGTCTTCTGGAACTCCATGTCGGAGGGCGAGAAGCCCATGGGCTTCCAGTCGAGGCCGCCTTCGAGGAGCATCGGGCGGCCGGCGTTGCGGGCGCCCTGGTGCTGGGCCTCCATCTCGGCGACGAGGCGGTCGAACTGGTCGGGCTCATCGTGGCGCCGTGGGGGCCGTTGTAGACGATGGCGCCCGAGGGGCGGGCGGCGTTGTCGAGGAGCGCGAGGCTCCAGCGCGAGGCGCCGTTGTGGACCTCGACGGCCTGGCGCGCGGCCTGGAGGGCCGAGAGGCCGTAGTGGTCGTCCTGGGGTGGAAGCTGACGGGCACACGGGCGAGATGCGCGCACGGGGAAGCGGTGGCGGCTGCCGCCCACGGTGTAGTCGTAGGCCACGGGCCAGCCGTCGTCGCCCGGGACCACCGCCATGCGGTCGGAGCGCAGGACGTGGAGTCTCGGCGGCAGGCCGCCGCTCGCCCACGGCCTCGAGTAGCCGTTGCCGGTGAGGAGGAGCTGGCCGTAGAGCGACTCGAGGAGCTCGGCGCGGCCCTGGGCGGGGTTGGGGCGGGCACGAGGTCGAGGACGGGGTGCTCGGCGTAGCGGCGTGGCGGTCCTGCAGGACGAGGGGCAGCGCCGCGGCGGATTCGGCGATGAGCCGGACCGCGCGGAAGCCCACGGGGTTGCGGAGGAACCCGGCCTGCGTGAGCTGGGCCGTGTTGTGGGCGGGGGTGGCGCGGCCCGCGGTGGCGGGCCAGGCGATGAGGTTGCCGGTCGCGGACGCCTTCGCCTCGGGGACGGCGGCGGGGACGGCGATCGGTGGGGTCGGGTCTGGGGTGGTGCGTCGGAAGAGGTCGAACATCTGGGGTCTCCGGGGATTCGCGGGCCGTTGAGGTCAATTTGCGGGAGAGAGGTTAACGAGTTCTGACACCAACGAACGGTGGGGGGTGGGTCACGCAACGCCCGACCAAGTGGCTGATTCGGCAGCGTTTCGGCTGTCAATGGGGTTGCGTGACCGGTGATTCGCGGGGGTCAGAGGGCGCGGATGCGGGGGTCGCGCCACGCAACGCTCGGTGCCAGAATCGCGTCGTGCAACGCCCAGACGAGGGCGTCGAGCCGGTCGGGGGAGCCCCTGCCCTTCCAGCCCGCGACGGTCATTCGGGTCATCTGGTCCTCCAAGGCACCCAGATTCGCGCCCTTCAGATGATGGACGCGGCCCTGCTCGTAGAGGGCGGCGACGGGCTCGGCGCGCAGGGCCTTGCCTTCGGTCGCGCGGACGGAGGTGACGGGGAGCATGGGGTCGATCTGACGCAGGACGGCCTCGACCATGGCGCCGCCCTGGTTGACCTCGGCCACCACGCGGGAGGCGTTGTGGCGCCTAGCGGCGCGGACCACGGCGCGACCCCATTCGTCGGGAGAGGCGCCCTGCACGGTCGCGTCCTCCAGCACATAGGCCTGCCAGGTCTTCACGGGACCTTGGGTGACGGCGCCGACGACGACGATGCCGGTCGAGTCGCTTCGCTTGCCGGTCGAGACGGCGGGGTCCACGGCGACCACGATCCGGTCGAGCGGGGGGGCGAAGTCGGCGCGGGCGGCGTCGATGAGCTCGGACGTCCAGAGCGCGCCCTCGACATCCTCGAGGAGGACGCCCTCGATCTCCTGCCGTCCCAGGCGGGTGTCGGCGTAGCGGCGCTCGATCTCGTCGAGGAAGCCGCGGGCGAGGTAGGCCCTGTTGGCGTGGGTCTTGGCCTGGGTCTTGGCGGTCGTGGGCTCGTCGAGGAGGTGCTTCAGGAGCGGCGCGTTGCGGGGAGTGGTGGTGACGACGCAGCGGGGATCGTCGCCGAGGCGGAGGCCGAACTGGAGCATGTCCCAGGCCTCCTGCCCCTTCTTCCATTTCGCGAGCTCGTCGGCCCAGGCGGCGTCGAACTGGGGGCCGCGGAGGGATTCGGGCTCGCTCGCCGAGAAGAGTTGGGCCTGGGCGCCGTTGGGCCAGACCAGCGTCTTGCGGGTGGCGATCCAGTCCGGGCGGCGGTCGGGGGGCGAGCAGGCGAGGATGCCGGAATCGCCGAAGACCATGACCTCGCGCGCCTGGTCGATGGTTTCCGCGAGGAGCGCCACGCGGCGGGCGCGGCCGGGGTCCTGCGGGCGCGGCCCCTCGACGAGGAGCGCACCCATTCGGCGCCCGCCCGCGTCTTGCCCGCGCCGCGGCCGCCGAGGATGACCCAGGTCCGCCAGTCGCCGGGGGCGGAAGCTGGTGGGGATGGGCCCAGAGGTCGAAGAGGTAGGGCAGGCCCGCAAGCTCCGCGTCGGTGAGGGATTCGAGGGTCCAGCGGACGAGGTCGGGGTCGGCGGTGGCCAGCAGCGTCGCGCCGTGAAGGAGGGAGGGGGCCTGAGCGGCCCCCTGTTGATTCGGGGTGGCGCGGGGGCAGGATCGCCCTGCCCGGTCGCTTCGGGAATCGTCGGGGCGCTGGCAGGCGGCACGTCCGGACACCGCGCCTGCCGGGCACCCATTTCGGGGGCGTTCATCTGGGCCGCGCGGGCCCGGTGCTCGAAGAGCGTGGAGGGCATGGGGTCAGCCCTCCTGGCAGCATTCGCGCAGCCGCGCGAGGCGGCAGGCGATGTCGTGGCGCACGGCGTCGAGGTCGAGATGTCCGGCGGGGAGTGCTGTGCGGGCGCCCTGCTTCTCGGCCCAGGCGTTGTACTTCTCCTCGGCCTCGAAGGCGCGCTTGAGGGCGGATTCGAGCTCGGCCTGCTTGAGGCCGACCTCCTTGAGGAGGCCGGTCTCGCCGTCCTCGACACGGGTGAGGAGGTCGGAGAGCGTGCGGCGCACGGAGCGCAGGAGCGTGAGGGCGTCGGCGAAGTGCTCGGCGGCGTCCTGGGCATTGATGATGGTGGAACCGCGGGTCTGCGGCATGGCTGGTCCTTTCCGATGTGGGGAAGCGCGCGGGCTGATTCGTCCCGCGCAGGACCAAGGTGCCGAAAAAGGGTTAACGAATTCTGAGACCAACGAACGGTCTGGTTAACGGAAATTCGGGGGTGCGAACGGTGGAGTTAACGAGAGGTTAACGACGCGCGAGGCGGGAGCCGAAGCCGCGATGCGGGTGGCGGGGTGAACCCCGCCCCAGGGGTCGCCGGACAGGGCCCGCGGTCAGTTCGACTCGCCCTCGGCCTCGTCGGACTGGGCCTCGCGCTGAGCTTCGATCTCGCGCCAGCGGGCGACGTTGGCGTTGTGCTCGTCCAAGGTTTCCGCAAAGGCGTGGCCGCCGGTGCCGTCGGCCACGAAGTAGAGGTAGTCGGTCGCGTCGGGGTTGAGCGCGGCTTGAATCGCCGCGCGGCCGGGCAGCGCGATGGGGCCCGCGGGCAGGCCGTCCACGACATAGGTGTTGTAGAGGACCTCGCCGTGGAGCTCGGCCTCGGTCCGGCCAGCGATGTCGGATTCGCGGATGGGGCGGTCGAGCACCCCCTGTCCGCGCGTGATGCCGTAGATGATCGTGGGGTCGAACTGGAGGCGCATGCCCTGGCGGATCCGGTTGACGAGGACGGAGGCCACGATGGGACGCTCCTCGGCAATGGCGGTTTCCTTTTCCACGATGGAGGCAAGGGCCAGGGCCTGTTCGGGCGTGTCGAAGGGGAGGTCCTGGGCCCGTTCCTCCCAGGCTTGGGCCAGGACGGTTTCCTGCGCGTCCTGCATCTGGCCGAGGAGCGAGGCGACCTCGCGGCCGGGCTCGATGGCGTAGCTGTCGGGGGCGAGCATGCCTTCGGGCGGGATCTCGGTCACCTCGCCTTCGAGAACGTCGAGGGCGTTGAGGGCCTGGACGACCTGCCAGCTTGTCACGCCTTCGGCGACGACGACGCGGTAGGTGGTGTCGGCCCGGGCGCGGACCTCCTCGTATTCGGCGGGGCGGACGTCGTCCACGAGAGGCTGGAACTCGGCCAGTTCGACGAATTCGCTGGTCGTGGGGTCGAGGCTGCGGACCTCGGCCAGGGTGCGGGTCACGCCGATGCGGTAGACGACCTCGGTCCCGCAGGAGGAGGCGCCGCCGCGGGTGACGATATCGGTGATCTGATCCATGGACGCGCGGGCGGGAAGCAGGAAGCTGCCGGCCTTGAGCGCGCCCGCGCGATCGGTGTAGTCGGCGCCCATGCGGAAGATCGCGGGCGAGGAGATGGCGCCCCTGCTCCTCGAGCTGCTCGCTCAGGAGGCGGAAGTTGGAGCCGCCCGCGACCTGGAGGCAGACGGGGTCGGCCAGCGGCCCTTCGGCGCGATATTCGTTGATGCCCCAGGTGACGACGCCCGCCGACGAGGAACAGCGCCACGATCAGGAAGGTGAGCGCGTTGGCCGCGAAGTGGCGCCACATGGGATCAGGCCGCGGGCTGCGGACGGCCGAAGACGACGGACGCGTTGGTGCCGCCGAAGCCGAAGGAGTTGTTCACGGCGACCTTGACCTCGCGGCGGCGGGCCTGGTTGGGGGCGAGGTCCACGGGCGTCTCGACGGCCGGGGCTGTCGAGGTTGATCGTGGGGCGGGCAGACCTGGTCGCGCAGGGCGAGGACGCAGAAGATCGACTCGATGGCCCCGGCGGCGCCCAGGAGGTGGCCGGTCATCGACTTGGTCGAGGACATGGTGACCTTGGAGGCGGCGTTGCCGAGGAGGCGCTCGACGGCGCCGAGCTCGATCACGTCGGCCATGGTCGAGGTGCCGTGGGCGTTGATGTAGTCGATGTCGAGGGGGCCTTGCCCGCGTCGTCGAGGGCCATGCGCATCGCGCGCTCGGCGCCGTCGCCGTCCTCGTTGGGGGCGGTGATGTGGTAGGCGTCGCCGGACAGGCCGTAGCCCAGGACCTCGGCGTAGATCTTGGCGCCGCGCGCCTTGGCGTGCTCGTATTCCTCGAGGACGACGATGCCGCGCCCTCGCCCATGACGAAGCCGTCGCGGTCGGCGTCATAGGGGCGGCTGGCCTTGGTCGGGTCGTCCTTGCGCTTGGTCGAGAGGGCCTTGCAGGCGTTGAAGCCGGCGATGCCGATCTCGCAGATCGCGGCCTCGGCCCCGCCGGCGACCATCACGTCGGCGCTGCCGTACTTGATGAGGCGCGCGGCGTCGCCCAGCGCGTGGGCGCCGTGGAGCAGGCGGTGACGACGGAATGGTTCGGGCCCTTGAAGCCGTAGCGGATGAGACCTGGCCGGAGATCAGGTTGATGAGCGAGCCCGGGATGAAGAAGGGCGACACGCGGCGCGCGCCCTTGTCGCTGATGAGGAGGGTCGTTTCCTCGATGCTCTTGAGGCCGCCGATGCCGGAGCCGATCATGACGCCGGTGCGGTGGCGGTCCTCCTCGGTCTGGGGGACCCAGCCCGAATCCTCGACCGCCTGCTGGGCGGCGGCGATGCCGTACAGGATGAAGTCGTCGACCTTGCGCTGGTCCTTGGGCTCCATGTAG